CTTTCATTAATGTCAGATATTGAGTTTCACTTCTTGGTTCTGATTTGTAGGTGCTTGTTTTTGGTGCATATGTTCTTGGTTCAGTTGATTTTGGTGCATACGTTCTTGGTTCAGTTGATGGCGGTCTACCACCCCTACCAATAAAGTTAAGTCCAGAAATATTTGTAATACTTGGATGACCCCCACTATTTGCTTGAATTAAATCCCAGGCATTTAGTGCAATATTATCTAATTTCTTTTTCTCCTCTTCAGTTAATTCACTAAACAACTTATCCATAATTCCCTTTAATTCCGCATTTGTTTTTGGCGCACCTTCTTTTGTATAATATTTATCACCATAAGTGGCATAAAAATCATTAAAGGTAAAACCAACACTCTCTTCTGTTGCTTTTGATTCACTAACCCATTTAATTGTTGATAATAAAATTAATTTATCTTCCAGCATTGGTTTAAATTGTGCCATAACTTTTTGTGCCAATTCACCTAAATGTAATTTGCTATACTTGGGGTTTGGTTTAAATGGATTTTTTGAAACTTGAATCAATCCTAAAGGCCAATATATAATTAAGAAATCAGCATCAGGTTGGTTTTTAAATGATGTATATCTATCATATGATCCAGTTCCTTTTAAAGTCCCCATACCATATTGGTAAATAATTCCATCTTTAAATTCAACGTTCTTATGACCCTTCATACTTTCAATATACTTTTCAGCATTTGCTTGTAGGTCAGCTGGAATTTCAGATGTGTTTTCTTTCATCCATTTCTTTATATTATTTAATACTGATAATATGGATGCTTTTGAATTCATAACCAAATATTCAAGAAATCCTTTCTTGTTCTTAAAAGCCAATAGCAATTTATTTGCAACCAAACCCATTAATAATTTATTCTCTCTAACACTTTTTAGTTTGTCAAATTTGAATAAATAATTAATAACATCATTTGGTGTTAACCCTTGTCTAACAAAGTCGGCAGAGTCAACTGTATTTATAATCAAAATATCAGTATCACTAAACAAATCACTCTTAGAAATTGTTTGTGAAATTGTTTCCGCATTAGACCTAGCTTTTTTAAATTGTCCAGATGTTTTCTTGGTATCAACCCCAATCTGACTATCGTGGTGATCGGTATGTATCTTAAACATTGGTTTACCATGTGCAAAATCCACCAATACAGGCATAACATCCCCTGACGCATCAGGTTTTTTAACAGAGAACTCAGTATCACCGTATTGAATTATTTCTGAATCTACAACTTTGATGCCATTGTTTTCTAAATAATTTTTCATAGCTAATGCCGAGGCGACTCCATCAAGATCCTGGTGGAAATATATTTTAGCTTCTTTATATCTTTTTGATAAGGCATTTATGTCTCTAATACCCCCCTCATTAATTAAATTTCTTCTCATTAATCTAATGTTAATAAATATTTTAGTTTATTTACTTCTGCCAAAATCTCATCTCTGATATTTAACAAATCAGTGTCTTCTCCTTGTGTTAATTTTTCCGACAAACTCATTAAGAACTCTGTGAAATCATCCAGATATTCTTGCATTGAGAAACTCTTTATATCTTCAAAATCCATTGTAAATCCACCCTCAAAATTGGGGCGGCCATGTTTGCCCATACAAACCTCAACATATTTATCAATCAAATCATCTAAATTATCATAAAAAGCACCATAGGCTTGATGTTTCGCATATGATTTTGTTTGCCAATGCAAGAATCTAAATTGTACTTGTGTATTGACTAACTCTAATATAATCTCATCATTCATATTATTATTTTAATATTAAATATCGCTTGAAGTTAATTTATTTATCTTGAACCCAAGATACTCGATTGCTTTTTTTAAATCTTCAATTTCTTTTTCTGGATTCTTCTTCCCCGCTCTGGCAACATATTTTACAACATTGAATAAATACGCATCTTTATCCAAGCCCCAAGCCTCACATACTTTTAATACTTCATAGGGATTATCTTTACCGCCATAGTAGTTAGGGTGACTAACTGTGTTATTGTTTTCCATATTAATTTATATATTTTTTATTAGTGAAAATTGGTTTATTCTTCAACATTATTTTTCTTTTTGCAATAGGTATTAGCGTTTCTCTTACTGGAAATTCTTTTGTAGTTTTAACCTCATAAATAACATAATTATTTTCACCACTATGTTTTTTTATTAAGTTTAAAATAATAGCTATTGATATAGACTTATCAATTACATCATAAAAAACTTCTTCAAATTCATTATATGTACTATATGAATTCTGGTTCTTTGTGAAATCAAAAAAATACAAACACAATAAATTACTGCTTTTACAATAGTAATAAAAATATCCTATTATCAAACTAGATTGCTTATTCTTTTTAATTCTTAAATCAATATTTTCAAAAGCGAATGCCCATATTGATTTTGCAAAATTAAATAAATCTAGTAATTTAGGATAGGTGAAATTAATTGTTTTGTTTACCTCAGTTTGTTCATTAGGTTCTATGTCTGGAATCAAGTCGTATTTAAAATCACTTAAATTAATCTCAGCATCAAAATCACTAAGAATCTTATTAAGTGAAATTATTTTATTGTCCTTAACTATTGACGCAATATTAACTATGTTAATAGTTATCTCTTGTAAGTCTGGGTATATTTTTAATTCATTTAATCTATTTTCTGAATTCTTAACATAATTCAACAAAATATATTTTTTGTATTCAAAATCTATTGGTTTCTTAAATAACCAATCAGAAGTAAGCCCATCTATTTTACTATTCTCCAATTTTCTGTTTTTATTCATAAAATATAGGTTTTTTTAAAAAAAAAATCAATTTAACTTTATGTTATTTATAAATATCTATATATTTATTACTATATCAAAAATAATAAAATTATGGGTTGTGGTTGTAAAAAAAATCAAGCAGAAAATACTGAAGCACAAGTTGCAAACAAACTAGCTGAAGAGGAACAGTTGAAAACTAAAATAAAAAAAACTGTTGAGAAGTATTATTCTGGCAAACAAATTAAAGGGTAAAAAATGATAAAGGGCTAAATGCCCTTTATTTTTTATTTATATTTTAATTTAAATTTTCTATGTTTAAATAAAAATATGAATCAAACTTATCCAAGCAAAGAAACTAGAATATGTAATTTATTAGCTGATTTCATTCTCATTAAAATAGGTAAAGAGTTTAATTGCAAAATTCAAATAACTGATTGTGTTAACTTTTATGTTATAAATGGGAAAACAAACTCTGAGACCATTTTAGATATGGCTGCCATAACAGACGAGTTTAATGAAAAATTTAAAGATTTTTTAGATGGTGTCAAAATAATTAGAACCATAGACATTATTGAATATAATGAAAAATTAACTCCCCCAACAAAAGTAACTTACACATTTTATAATACAGAAAATAATATATATCCAGATAAGGATTATGAAAATAATGTATTAGAAGGCTTCATAGCAAAGTCAAACTTTCCATATGGTTATTCCCCCACTATGGGAAGAAATGTATTCTACAATCTAAAGAACATAGCCTACAATGTAACAAAACTTGGTTATATCAAATGTGTTGAAATAAAATACGATTCAGAAAAGTATGATGATGACATTATATATATTAATTGCCCACACACCCAGTATTTGAATGAAACAATAAAGTCAGCAATACTCGATGTATTTAATTTAAAGTCTCCTATTGAATACAATTTTTTGGAAAATGATATTTTTAAGGAAACTTTAAATTATAAAGAAGATACAAGTTTATTAAGGGAAACGAACCCAGATTTTATGATTCTTTAACGCTTGGTAATGCTGTAAACTCTTGAGAATAAACACCCTGCTCCACATTTGTTGGAGCAGTTTCTTTTCTAAACATCAAACTATAAGCATCAAAAGCTGAAACCTTGTTAAACTTCATATTATTAATTTTAGCCATTTCATCAGTACCTGCGCTTTGAAAATACGTTTTCACATATAATGTTAAATTATTTATATATGTGGTTAATATTTGTGCTTGAATTTTAATTACTAAATCATCAACTTGAGCTAATATTTGTTTAACCACACTAGCATTATTAATTTTACCAATTTCTGTGTTTGCATCTGAAGTTGAAATCTTACCCTTCATCAAAATGATTTTATCAAGAACTTGTCTTATTTCTGGTAACTCTAAACTAGTGAC